TGAGTCGATCTTGCTGTACCCACCCTGTACCGACTGTTCAGTCCCTCAAATGCCAGCGTGCTCGCAGATTGCGATGCCAGTCCCGGTTTAAAAGCGGGGTGGGGGATATGGTCGTAAAACTGGCGCACCATATTAAAGATCGAGTTGGTCGACTCGGCCAGATGCGAGAGTACAAACGCGTTAGCGTTTCGATTTTGTGTGATTTTCCAGAAGAATCGCCCCTCCACGTAGGTCGATATGCCTACCTGCCGGGCTTTTAAAACTAGGGCGCGGATATTCCCCTGCTTTTCTAGCTGCTGATCTAGGGTTTTGTGCATCCATCGCTGGCCTGCATTCAACTCAAAAGGCGTTATCACGCCCTCTTTGTTAACAATTCGCAGGATATTTTTTGCATATAACGGGAAGTTAGTCTTCAGCTTCTTCGCTGCTTGTATGATCTTCTCGTCGTTCGTCATGGGTCACCAGATTTTTTGCCCACCACCACAGCTGATCGTCAGGCATATCCATTTTCATTACGTTTACTCGGTGGCATACCAGCTGCAAATTGCCGGGTATGTAGCCGATGCTGCTATCTATTCTGTCAATGCTCATTGCTGTGTCTGTCATCCCACCGCCATGAGTCATATGTACCCCTGTAAGCGCACACAATCCCCCCTGACTTGCGAGAATGCTGACAAGGTAATCTACTGTCACATCTTCAGAAAAATCCATGCTGCGCTTTACAGCACGCTTCTTAGCAATAACGACCCTTTGCCTTAACCACGATGTCGTAGTCTTTACCGCAGATCTTTTTCTCTGAATTACTCGACAGCTCTGACAAGCATTCCTTTTTGCGTCAAACTCATCTATTGGTTTTTCAATGCGGCATGTAATGCATCGCTTATGTGTATTTGGCACGACTCCCCCTGAGTAAGCTCGGCAAACGCGGCCACCGCTTTTCGGCTGTTGCTGACGGCTACTCTGTCTCCCATCAAACTTGTGCCAAGCCCAATGCAACCCTGCACGTCTGACGCGTAATTGGCTGCGTGTATCAAGATATAAGTTCGACCGGGGACATCCTCCAGCATCCACGTCCAGCCGAAGCGAGGACTTTCTCGCCACGTCATGCTGTAAGTGCCTGTAGGGACGCAGGAGACATTTGGCGCGTTATCTAACCAAGGGCGTTCTATCGTGTAGAACGTCTCACCAGCGACCTTACAGACGCCGAGAGTGCCCTCGGGGTGATAGCAGAAGCGCTCAATCTTTATTTCCATTAAGGACGCTGCCTTCCCGGCTTTTTCTTAGCCGGCTTCTTAGCCGCCGCTTTAAAATTCGCAGACGTAGGCGCACCCGCAGATCCAGCCTTGCGCATAGACTCACCAGATCCTGCTTTAATTCTCTGGCGCTTTGCATGAATGTTTGCATACAGTCCTCTTTTAGCGGGCATAACTCTTGCCCCCCGTCTTCTTTTTGCACTTACCGGCCTTCTTGCATGCCGCCTTAGTCTTACATCCTTTACATGGAGTCATGGCTATTTCTCGTTTACTGGTTGAGTCGTCATAAATCGCAACACCACAATACCAGTGGCAATAGCGCAGCCGAACATCGCTTGTATTGCAGGATTCGCCGGTATAAATCCTACGAAACCCTGTAACACCGAAAGACACGCGAGAGCCGCCCCGTATTGCACTGTGCGAGATTTAAATGCTTGCCGTATTTGGTCCATTGCTACTTCCTCGATTTGGCGCCAGAGCATTTCCAGCGCTTTCTAGATAGATTGTTAGGTGTATTGGGATCGTTTTGCTGCTGTTTAGACAATCGCTTCTTAATTCCCAGAGATCTAGCGCAATAACTGTCACCTTTTTTAGTTCCGGCCTTAACACGAGGACCGCCACCCTTGGCTTTGCCTGCCTGCCCATAGGAAACCTTCTTTCCAGAGGCAGTAACCTTTACTTTTGCCTTGCCTTTACGGGGTCTAGCCATCGTTTATTCAACCTCTACATGAAGTTATGGTACAGATCGTCTAATTCTCGTGCATATATTGCAAGTTTTTTAGCGTCGGTACTCTCATAAGCACCGCCCCCCCTAAATATGATGGGTAGGGGGTACCCGCAAAAATGGAAAATGTCGTTCTACTCACCGCATAGCCCTCCATGGTACCGGGTCGTCGAGGCCGCCCCATCGAGACGCGCATCCCCCCCCCATACCCGCCAGATCCGCAGGCCTTTTCCCGGGCATTGAGGGAGCCGAACCTAGCAAAGGTTCAGTCCCGATCGCCTAAGTCGTTGTTATCGCTACCGAAGTCGACCACGAGCAAATTGTCCGCCCGCAAATCCGTCCCATTTTCCTCGTCATCAAGCTCTAAATCAGCCAAAAAAGAAGACTCAAAGGTCGTGATCTCTTTCTGTTCCGGAGCAAGCCATCCTTCAGCCTTAAACAAGCCCTCGATGGCCCTCAGTTTGTCAGCGTCCTTCACTGCCGACTCTCCCAGCTTCTCGAGACGACTAACCCATTTCGCACGTCTGTCCTGTGTTTCCTCGGCCATAATGGCCCTCCTGCGCTCGATCTCTGCTTTCACATTAGGTTTGGCTAGGTTCTCAGTCGACTGCACTCTGAGGCAGTTCTGGCTCTTCTGACTGTACCCAGCGCGCCGACAGGCGTCTGTTCCGTTACCGGTGAGCAGATACTCGTCGATGAATCGCTCTTGTTTGATGGTCAGCTTTCGTTCTGTCATTCCATACGTCCTTGCCTTACTCACCTATAGGAGAGACAGGCATTGGGGTGGGTTGTTTTTTATCCCGCGGCAATAAATTTTTGGCCTAGAGTAAGGGCCGCCGCCAACACTATCCAAGCGGCTCGTTCCATCATCGCACCGCGTCCGTGAGCCTTTGCCACTGACAGCTGGATCTCTCGCTGGTCGAACTCCATTTGGTCGAGTCTCATCTCGTGCCGCTTCAATCTCGCATCCTGTCCAATCATCCGCTCATCTATCCTCGAGGCCTGATTAGAGAGGGCCGCGACGTCCGCAGACAGGCGGTCGAGCTTACCGTCAATACTTGACAGGGTTTGCTGTAAATCCATCGCTTGTGCGCTCTCCATTGTGTAAGGCCTAAGTTGCTGATCTGTCTCTGAATTTTAACCTTTTAAACGATTTATTTCGAATCTTTTTAAAAAAACATGTAGACACGCAAAATCTCTTGTGATTTTATAATTACGCACCCGGTCGCTGACCGGCATGTGTCAATTGTGACAAACCACACGGAGAGCTAGACATGAACCACACAGCAATCAACGCCAAGCACCAACGAGCACTCAACAACCTGTACAAGGCAGACCGCAAACTCTGCGCTCTGATCAACGCCAATGAGCTGAAGCTCGAGGCTCTCGAGCCGGGTACTGACAAGTACTACAACACCAGCGAGCGCTTACAAGATCGTGAGGGCGAGCTTCACTGTAATTTGCAAGAGCGATACGTCGATGAGGCGGAGCTACCCCAGCGCGAGATCGCCGCATTCACCAAGTCTTATGTCGCCTTCCATGGCTACACGCCATACCTCGTCTAACCCAAACCAACACACTTAACGACCAACAGGAGGTCACCATGTACTACATCAACAAAAACGAGCAGTTCGGTATCGCAATCATGGCCAAAACGCTTGATCAGTTTTACCGTCGGCACCAGCCCGCTGAGGGCTCTCGTTGGCACGTTCGCAAGCGAGCGAAGATCGAGAACTTTGACGCCATCGATGAGTACGTCATCAAGGGCGGCAAGCTTCGCAAGACCGGACAGGCGGCAGTCTTAATCGTTAGCGAGTAACACCCGTCTGATGAGGCTGGAGGGATACCAGCCGAAACGCCGTGAGGCGTCACGGGAATCCACCCGACTGCTGATCAACAGGAGATCATCATGTATCAATTCAGAGACCAACTAGGTGAGGCCGGAATCGTAGACTCTCGCCGGTACAAATTGGCTGAAGCCGCAAGCGCCGTTCACGACGCAGTGTCACAGCTGGACAGTTACAACCTTGAGATGCTTCGCCAGAGCTACCCGGAATT